TTATGATCTAGTTGTGATAACACTACCGTATCGCCCTTGAATTATATCTAAACGCGTTACCGTTTTCATACGCAATACGAAAGCCTGGCGTGTTCTAGGTATAACTCCCCGACCACTGCAGAACGCTACATATCTTTGGTAAACTTCCTTAGTCAATTCCCCACTTTCAACCTTGTATGTCTTTAGAAAAGCGTCTATTGACTTGTAACGGTCCTCAGAATAGGTGAAATCTCTGTTTTTAAGAACTTTTGCAGTTCCCTGGTTATTTTTTTGTACGGGTTTGGCCTTTTGAGGCTCTACGGGGCTATTTTGGGGTGTATGAGGTATCGCGTATAAATCTCTAATTAAATCGATTTGCTCAACCATGGTACAGTTGGAAATGATCTGAGCTAATCTTTCAGTCGGGTTATCGGCCGGCTCGGATCTATAACGCCCTTTAGTTCTAATTTCTTTTAAAATCGCTTTGACTTTCTTTTTAAATTTTTTAGCTTTAAGTTTGCGCGATTGCATAAACACTTCGTATAAACCGTCCTCGGTTAAAAACCAAACCTCTCGTCTTTGACCTGATGCAAGGATTGTTTACATCAGCTTTTCCTCGTTATCAACACTTTTAACCATTTCGGACGCTCTCGAATGTTCGATCCACTCCGCTACGTCCTTAGCTAAAAATAAAGGATCCTCCGGCGTGTTATATATCGCTATGGTCTCTCCCATAAATTCATATGTACCGATAATGCTTAATTCTGTATTTTGGTTATTTGGTTGTACTTCGTTCATTTTTCTTTCCTCTATTTTTCTAGGATCTTTAAAGGCTGATCCTGAACCTAATCTAATTTAATAGGTGTATCACCTCCATTAAAATTTACATTTATTTCCTTTTGACACTATTATTATATATCATTCTGTTATAAGTTGTCAACACTTTTTATATCATCTTGTTATAATTATATAACTATTAGATATATAATATGCGACTTTTAGCGATCAAAATAGTTGCATATTGCGTCAAATTGTTATATAATTATATCAGGAGGTGATATAAATAATGAGCATTTCTAATAAAATCAAAGGTTTATTGAAGATCCGTGGGAAAAAAGCCGTTGAATATTCGAACGCTTTAGAGTTAGTTAGTTCTAGCGCCTTAAACATGAAATACGTGCGCGAGTCTTTCAAAGCTCAAGACTTGATTACTTTAGCTAATTTGACCGATACACGTTTGGCGTTTATAGACGAGAACGATAAACCCATTATTACGTTCGATATGGACGACCTAAGCGAAGACAAATAACACCTAGAGAGGATCTGTCATAATTGGATATACAGTTTTCTAAGCAAGCGAAAAAATACTTACAGAAAATGACGCACAATCAGCGCGTTTTGATTATCCAAGCTATACTTAAAATACCAGAGGGCCATATAACACCGCTTAGAGGTTATAAGCACTCTTTAAAATTGAGGGTAAACAGTTATAGGGTTATTTTTCAGTACAAAGGTGATATACTAAGTATTGAAATGATCTTAAAACGAGGGGACGTGTATAAAAGTGGCTATTAACTACAACGATATGCTTAAAAAAATTAACTACCTACCCAAGTTCGAGCAAGAAAAAATAAAAACGATGATTGATGAACTGTATGAAGATTATGCGGATCAAAAGCTTTATCCCGAATTAGACAGAATTAAAAAAGAAATGGCCGACGGTGAGTACTACACACTAGACCAAATCGACATTTAAACAGTAAAAGCAAGGTGACCTAATGGTTTCCTTGCTTTTTGTGTTGCCCTCCGTATCATATTTGATATAATCAAATTGTAAAATTTTAGGAGGAGCATACATGAAATTTAAAGAACTTATATCAATTTATAAGCCCGACGTTTTAAAGACTAAATTTAAATCAGCAAATATTTTTATAAAAATATTAGTAATTTTAATAGCGCCAGTTTTAGGGTTACTCGCGTTTTTAATATTTTCCCCTATACTTATTACAGTTGGGTTATGGAAATTGTTAAAATGGGTGTGCATTAGGTTAGTGACTATCCGACGTGAAAAGGAACAACAACGAATCGAACAAGAGCAACAACAAATCGAGCAAGAACGACAACGAATCGAGCAAGAGCGAAAACAAAAAGAACTCGAGGAGGAAAACGCTCGTAAGCTTAAAGAACAACAAGAGCTATACGAACGTGCGAGAATTGAGCGTGAGAAAAAATTAAAAGAAGAGCAAGAAATGTATAATATTAAAAATTATAAAGTAGCTGGCATCATCTATCACATGGACGCAGTTATGGAGTTAGCGATTGAAAATGATATGTACGATATAAGTAAAAAGGAATTAATCGAATCATACGAGGAACTTTGCGAGTCATCAGATATATATGAATACGAGTTTTATGTTACTGATACTCAACTCATTCCAGAACCCGACAATCCTCATGATCCTAACGCTATTAAAGTTGTCGCGGACGATCAGCATATCGGTTATATAAAGGCCGGATCTTGTCGTCACTTACTAAAGGTTATAAATGAGGGTAGGCTCGGACCTATCGAATGTCGTATATATGGCGGACCTTATAAATATTTAGACTTAGATTTTGACGAAACAACCGGAGAAGAGATATATACAGTAATAAACGAGGAGGGTGATTTCAAAGCGAAATTAACTATAAAAGAAAAAAAGAAGTAGGATCTTATATCCTACTCTTTTCCAGTTCCTCCAGTGTTCTCCCCAGCTCCCTCATAATCAAATACAACTGAGCTTTGACACAACACCATATCGAATAGTCAATATCTCTACAGTTTGTCTGTGATAAATTCTCTTCAAGATTCATAATGACCTGGTTCACGTTAGCGATAGAAATTATCGCTTTAGATATTTTATCGTCCATATTTTCACCCCGGAGGTAGTATCACCGGTTTTTTTTAACATATGTAAAAAGACCCGCTTAATTTGCAGATCTTATTTTACAACTTTTAAATTTTTATATTTTGCAACATAACATAAATATTGACTATTATTCCCAGTCTTAATAGGTTCACCACGTGCGTCAATATACAGATCAAAACCATTTGATTCATAAAACTGTCTAACTTTCGGTATATCTTTACACTCGAGATATACTAATTCTACACCTATAGCCTGGTAGACTGTCTCAATAGTATCTAACGCGCATGATAACAGATCTTCACCGTTTATAGTGCAATTCAAACCATTAGTATAGTTTTTACCTAACTGTCCGATAAGTACTGCTGAAATAGCCGATTTGTTGGTTCTTCCCTCGGTAATACTTTTTCTTTTACTGTTACTAAGTTCATCGGAAATAATGAAGGGATTGTTAGCCAAAGAAAAATACCCACAAAGATAAAATTTATCAGATTCAAAAAATCCAACTAAATACGTTCTACTACTGTAATAATCTGCTCTTTGAAATGGTACCGCTTTTTGATGTAGAAATTTTTCTATATCATCGTCTAAAGGACAAGAAAAATCGGAGATAAGTTTAATAAATTCTTTTTCTCCGATTGATTCTAAAATATCATTTAGACTTAAAACTATAAAATCAGATTTTTTTGTCTGTTCCATTTCCAAAATACTTTAAAATTTCATCTTTGGATAACATCGCGAATGTCTTTTTACAATTTATGACCGTTGTTTTTTTGCTTTGCAAAATACTACTCATACATTTCTCAGATCTACGGTCAACTGTAAAAGTTTTCGCATAACTTTCAGTAGCCATAGTTTCACCTCCTAACGTATATTGTTACAAATAATATGTAAAATATATGTCTTTCACTGTCATTATAGCATATTTTATTAAATATACCATAAAATGTTAAACTTTTTTCGCTCTCAGCAACAAAAAAAGGACGAGGAAATCAATCCCCGTCCTTTTGATCTACTCTGTATATTCTGTTTGTACTGACTTTATAGGTTTCTCCTACCTTTTTGCATATAATGGCCCATTCTTCATAACACTGTATTAGTGTATATATTCCACCTGGAACCGCCTCACCCGTTTCTATATCCAGTGTATAAGGTTTTACTACTACTTTACAGTTCATATTTAAACTTGTGAATTAAGCCATTTTTGAAATGCCTTAACCATTGTACTAGGCTTATCGCATACGCCGTCTGCCGGTGTACCGAAATATCGTTGCATGGCTTTAATAGTGCCTGGTCCGATATGCCCGTCTTGCGCTACTCCTACTTTTGCTTGAATGGCTTTAATTAATGAGCTGCTGCCGTTCGGTTTATCTTTCCACTCGAACGTACTCGATAACAGTCCTTTATTTTTGCTTGCGTAGCATTTAAACTGATTAGACACCTTACCGTCTACCGGTGTACCAAAAACGCGTTGAGCTAGTCTAGTTGTAGCTGGTCCCCATTCACCGTCAACCGTAATAGTGTTAGTGTGATTTGGTTCTGCAGATCCGCTCAACACTTCGCGAATATCTCCGTCATTTACCCAGCAAAGGCCGTTATCCAGTAAATAAGGGTTTTTAGCTCCTTTTACAATTTTGGTAATGGTTCCGTTGTCTTTTGACATTTTACCGGCTAAAATCGCCTCACTGTTAGGAGCCGTAGAAGATTTATAACAAGTACTGAATCTTACTTTTTGACCTACAGAGTACGTAGAAGATCCACCAGGAGAAACAGTCGGCTCACCTTGATAGTTCGGTTTACCGTATCCTCTGATACTAGCTGATCCAACACTAATAGTTCTTCGCTCGACGGCGTCGTTTTTATTCCCCTCAATAACCGTAATTGTTGACCCCGATACTTTTTCGACGATTCCGACGTGTTCCGGCCACCCGTCTTTTTTATCCCAGTCGTACATAATGATGTAGCCTGGTTTTGGTGTGATGTCGTCGTTTTCCTCCCAAATACCTTTAGCTTTCATCAATTCAATCATTTGCCCGCAACTACATTCAGTTGGAATAATATCGGTTGCCCCGCATTTGATAGCGCAGGCACTAATAAAAGTAGCGCACCAGTTATCAGAGTATTTAACTTTATAATTTCGCGCCAAGGGTTTATGAGCGTTATAGACATCAATAATCTTTTTATGGGATCCGTTGCTTTCTTTGCACCCGATCCATGCTCTAGCTTGATTTAACATCGCGTTTACTGTTGTACTCATACTTTAATATCCTCTCTTTCATTTAATTAAAAAAGAGCAGTCCATTAGACTACTCTTAAATGATTTTCAACCGTTGAATTTCCTTATCCATAGCGGTAATCATACCGTTACCGCCTAGATTGTGGTAGGCCGTATACATCATGTTCCAATTACTCAGGGCGTAAGACGGTATCCCACCTAGAGCCATGTAATGATCGTGATACTCGATCAGTTTAACCCTTAACAGACACAAGACACCCTCAGAGATTGACTCCTCTCTCTTCAAATTCTCGCCGCGTCTGTGGTCTCTCATGGCCCGGTTTTCTCTCATTAAATTAGTAATGATAAATACCAATACGCCCGACGTTATTGTCGAGATAATCGATAAAACAACACTAATCATTTGATCCTCCTACTCTGGTTGATTGTAAGTAATTGCTCTATTACTATCCTTGATCCCCCTAGTAGTTGGATCGTTGACCGCGTTCCATACTGACACGATCACTAGAGACAGTACATAAGGGTTAGAAACGGCATTTAAAAGCAGTTTCCCTAATGCTCCCCATGTTGTAAGGTCCTGAGCGGTTAGCCCCGCATACGCCAAAATAGGCGTTAAAATCGCTAATACTAACTGAGCGATAAAAACTGGGTTTTTAATACGTACTTTGAAGTTAATCATTCAAAATCATTCCTTTCACTTTAAATATTATAGGAAACCGAAAAAATAAGTCTTGAGGCGGTTGAAACTGCCCCATATTCGGTGGTCCCGTATCTTGCTACCATGATCTCCCCGGTTGTCGTTACAGTACACTCCCAGGTTGCTTTATTTGATCCAATGCAAAGAAAAACCCTATCCGTATTCGGTCTAAGGTTTGGAGGGATCCCTCGCGCCATGGTTACACGAGTTGCCGACGCCGTATACTGAGTAACGGGAGACAAAGCCCCTTTAATCTCAACATGGCCGGCTATATTTTTAATTTTTGGTTTATTGGTATCGAGATCAGAATACGTCTTGAAAGCTGAATCAATTTCAAGCTCGATCCATTCGCTCTCGAACATTACGTCTTTTCTAAACCTCGCCGGTAGATTTACATCGAACAGATTAGGACTCTCGGCCACTTTACCGAAAGCTATTCCCGTTCCGCTCTCGTGATAATCGATCAGCGTAAAGCCCGTTGGAATATCAACCGCGTACTCATCAGACCCGAAATAATCACTTACAGTCAATCTGACTGTATACGGGTTATCAGTATTTAAAAGACCGCTTGAACTTACATAAGTTTTATCTAGTGAATACTCCGCACCTGATCCAATTAAAGACCACTGCGTCGTACCCTGAATACGATACTCTATTTTATAAGACTTATCATTTAAGTTATTCAGCGACGCAATATTAAAGCGTATGAGGGCTTTTAGATATGTACCCTCATTATCCTCTAAACCGCTTGAATTCGCTCGTCCTGGACTAAATAATTCGATTTTAGGGCTATTATAGGCTAACACATCGACCGTTTTAGTAACGCTCGCCGTTCTGTTCCGTGAATCTGTAACTTTTATCACAATATTTACGGACCCGCTATCACTTAAAAACTCGCTTGTAAAATCAGCTTTGTTATAAGTGATATTTAAGATCCTGGTTTCATATTTTTTGATTGTAGATCCGTAAACGCCTTTAGCCTCAATATTTATATTTAATTTTGATTTGCCTTGAATATAAGCCTTGAACTTTTGAGCTAGTCCGCTGACACTCTCGCCTATAGTTACACTCTCAATAACCGGTATATCTTTTTCATTAGCGCTAATTGTTAGGTTTACTGATTTGGATCCTATCAGTTTATCGCCGTTGTAAGTCTTACAAGCAATGACACAGATACCCGATGAACTGTTAGGTATTTGATTTGCTAATGCTCGGGGTATAGTCCACGATACCGAAGTAGTTAGATCTTTTCCGATTGTTCCGTTTGATTTCCCGAAAGAATATGTAACGGTGTGAGTAAACACCGAACCGGCTCTATTCAATCCAATTTTAACGGTATCCCCCGTTTTTACACCGGTAGACGGTGAGACAGTCGGAGTCGTAGATCGCGGAATATTATCAAGGGTTTGTTTACCGCTTAATGAAATACTCGCTACCTGGGTACCCGAAATATTAACGGCTATATAGAACACGGCATCAACTGAAAAACTTTTGTATCCGTCCGGCTCGTGGGCTATCTCCATACTTCCGCTCGCGATAACTGCTGAGTGCTGAGATCCGTCGCCCCAGTCTATATTGTTCGTATAGACCCCGCTTTTATCGGATCCGTTTATTGTCAACGTGTAAGGCTTATCCGCGCTGAATGTAAGGGAGTTGATTCTATTAAGTTTCATCGTCCACGAGATTATAGACGTATTTTTTTCAATATTCGTTGCCGTTCTGTTCCATTCGAATGTTAACCACAGATCTTTAACCTTTGGTCCTACAATAGTTCCGTTTATAGCCATTATTTCACCACCTTGGTAAACGAAAGATTACCGTTATCACGAGGAATAAAAGCGAATTTACCAATCTTTAACGATCCTAAAAACTCGCCGTCCTCGACATATAATTTACGATCTTTGAAGTACGACACTAGATTATCGTTATCGTAAAAACAGATCTTGTCGTTTTCTATTTTTAATACAATTTTATTTTCACTGGTACCTAAAACAATGTTTCCGTCTATGAAACGAATATATTTAGAAATCATTAAAAACTGCTCTCTAAATTCCGAATCATTCTCATCGACGGTTGTCTCCAGGGTTTTAAACATGAACTCGAAACTATCATTTAACTGTTCGAATACCGTTGAGATCTCTGAAACCAGTTTATCGTTGGTTACATAGTTGCCCGACACCTCGCTAGAGATCGACTCGCCGGTCTGAGTAATCAAAGACCGCATAGTCTCCAGTTCTGAGGCGATAACTGTATTGATCGCGTAACTGTTCTCGATTGTCTCTACACGTTTAATAATAGTGTCATTTTGAGTATTGCTCGATAGACTTTTGTCGGTAAATGTCGAATACGTATAACCTAATGTGATCTTGTCGTTATCCGGCTTTAATAGATCGAGTGTCTGTTTTTTTAATAAAAGTTTGTCATTCAGTCCGTGAGGCTCACTGATGATATTTATATAATCTCCAAGCTCGAAACTATCGATTGATCTATCCATTAAAGCTAGATCGATTGCCTTTACCTCGATAGTAGTATTCTGTTTGATTATATTGTTTAAAGACGCCTGACCTTTTCTTAACAGATTGGCCGGTTCGGTTACATCGTCCCAGGTTTCAACCTTAAAGATCCACCCGTACTTGGCAACTGCGACGGGATCATAAATATAATCGATTCCACCGTTTACAGATTCGATCGTTAATCGTTTCTCTTCTGCCTCCTCGGTTTTTTCTTCTGATTCTGATTTGATTTTAGCTCCCAGTGGAATAATAGCCGTTGCGATATTTTCGGCTGAATTGGTTTTGACGAAGTCTAATAGATTCTCGCCAAAATTAATATTTTGCTGACTCATGTAAGGAAAGTCGGCAAACCAGTTTAATATAGGTTTTTGATTGTCTCCCCTTGTAATATGAAGATAGCCTTCGTGAGTTTTAACAAGGTGGTCCTTAATATTCGTCAACGTATTATCGTAACTGCTATTGCTGCGGTTGATGTAGTCGTTATCGTCTTTTACAGTGATTTCACCTATACCGAAATTTTTCACCTCATCAATGCTACTGTTGTGATTTGAAATAAACTGTATAAAGAGTTTTTCGGGTGAACCCGTGAAAGTATAAGGTCTTTGGATTGAATCCAAAAGAAAAGACAGTTCGCCCTCACAAGTGAATGTTTTAGCTTTAAAAAAGCCGATACTATCATTCAGTATCCGGCCTCTAAAAACTATCTTTTCATTTTTGTATACCGTGATGATCGTTTTTAATTTTTGGAGCTCATCATAATACGGGTGATCCTGATAGATTGTAAAAACAAAAGAACCCGATTTATTGACCTCTTTTGTGATCTGTCCCTTAGTGATTATGTAGTCGTCAAGGGTACTGTCGTATATTAGAGTCTCGTCCGCGTAGATTCGATACATTATAAGAACGCCTCCCTATACTTAACCGTTAAGGTCCCTGAACCGCTGACAGTTAGTATCTTGGTTCCGGTTTTAAATCTCAGTGAGGCGATTTTATATGTACCAGTCGTCAAAGCTACGCTAGTTGAATCATATTCGATATTGACTGCTCCCTCGACTACCAACTCCGGTACCACTGTTTTAGCTCCCAAATTAACACAAGGCAATTCTATAGTCTTGGAATCTACGGCTATAGTTCTAATAGTTTCAAGAACGTTATAACGCCATGGATCACACGTCGCCTCGATCGTTAATTCGCAATAGGCGTTTGTATTTTTAACCTTTTCAACACTGCAACGCCCGTAAAAATAACGATGTTTATCATCATCGGTTATAATCATTAATTTTTTACCGTGGACGGCCTTTAAAATATCCATGATGAGATCCTCACGGTCTAAATACGTCCCGTTTGTCATGATGAATTCATACTTTAAAGTACGGTTTTCGTATTTGATTTCTCCGGTTAGGGCGTCTGATAAATCTATATCTCCGTCTCGTCCGTCCACCGAAACATAAGACTCTTTAGGTTTTGGAGGTAGTTGTAATTTGGAATGTAAAATTATATTCCAATCGTTTCCGCTATGAAGTTCTCCGAATTTAATACCTCTGCGATTCATTAGACACCCCTCTCTTTCAAGTCATAATTTAAAGCTAGTCGTTCGTCGATAGGACTAGCAATTTCACCTACCAGTGTACCGGTATCCAGTACGATAGGTCTTTTAGCTAAATCAGCCAGCTTAGGGAAATAGTCTTTAGCTAGATCAACCAGCTCTTTAATATTTTCCACTTGCGCGGTAGGATCCGCAAACGTCGCCTCTAGTCTGCGGTTAATGGTTAAACCGTCCATATCGCTAAAAGGCAACTGAGCGAATAAATCAGAACCGCTTAGAGCCTCATTCATATGTTTTACGATTTCACTAGCCATAATGCTGGCCCACCCGAGATTACGCTCAAGTGGTACAACGACCTCTTTTCCGGCCTCCCCGATATTTGCTATTGTGTCGCCTAAAACGTAACCACCTTTAGCAAGTCTAGGGAAACGCAATTTATCCATTTTACCGATATTTACTCCGGGAATTTTATTAATAAGACTGATAGCGCCGTTGATTAAATTAATACCCGTGTTAATGGTTCCCTCTATCGAACTGATAACCCCGTTGATCCCGGCTTTTACAGATCCTGAAATAGCATTGGCTATATTAGTACCAATAGCCGAGAACGTATTTTTAATAGTGTTCCATAGTCCGCTAAAGAATGAACCCCATGAACTGAATACGTTTTTAACTGCGGTCCAAGCGCTTGAGAATATGTTACCGAACCATGTACCTACGGCCCCGAAAACGTTTTTAATACCGTCCCAAATTCCTTTAAAGAAGTTAACGGCGTTATCCCATACGTTTTTAATAGCGTCCCATGCTCGGCCAAAATCACCGCTTAAAACGGCTCCTACAACGGCGAATACGGCCTGGATTCCAGCCCATACAAGCGAAAAGAAGTTAACGACGGTATTCCATACGGCTTTAATCGATTCCCATGCTACAGAGAAAAAGCCACCAAGTACGGCACCCGCAACGGAAAAAATACCGCTGATACTAGCCCATACTACACCGAAGTAACCCGACACGGTGTCCCAAACGGCTTTAATAATCTCCCAGGCGTTTTTAAAGAATCCGCCTAGCGCTGGCGCTACTATCGAGTAAATAGTCTTTATAATTTCCCATACAAGCTCAAAGACTGGAGTTAATGACTCCCAAATGTGAACGATCCCCTCGTAAGCAGTTGTAAAGACATCTACAAAGAAATCAGTAACGGGTGAGAATAACTCTTTGATATATTCCCAGGCTACAGATATAGCCTCTGTAATGGTATCCCACGACTCAGATACAAAAGTTGTGATTGTCTCCCAGAGTTCAATCCAAAACTCTCTAAACTCATCAGACGTATTCCATAAATAAATAAAGCCGGCTACCAGCCCGCCGATTACACCTATAATCAACATAACCGGATTTACTGAAAACGATAGACCTAACAATTCAAAGGCCTTAGTTACACCTCTAATCAATGTTTCAATAGCTAGGGCGCCCGCTAATATTGTAAACGCGGTACTTAGAGCAATTACCGCCCCGGTTACAATATCCATAACTGCCGGATTTTCTTTTAGATAATCCAGTAAATCTAAAAAAGCGTCTGATAGATCCTCCACAACTGGAAGAATCGCCTCAAGCGCTTTATTTTTCAGTTCTGTAATTGCGGTATTGACCGGCGACATAGCCTCGCCTAGATCAGCTTGTGTATCTTTTAACTCTAACTCGGCCTCGTTTGCGTCCAGTATACTATCGGCCAACTCATCATACTTAGCCCTACTCTCTCCGTACGTTTCATTTAATAATCTTGAGATTAGGTTAGCACGTTCTTTTGTGTCCGATGTTGCACCTAAAGCACTTGAAAACGCGTCCTCCAGCGCCTCACCGTCTTTAGTGGCTTTATTAAAGGCTTTTTGAGCTTTAGTCCCTTTACCTAGAACCGTTTCCCATTTTTCATTGGATAGACTGGCCCAGTTGATCGTATCGGCTAATGTACCCGTAACTTTGGATACATTAATCGATTCTGCGATACTTTCGGTGAGCGATTCAATCGGAATAGAGTCACCGTAAGCCGTCCACGTCGAGATAGCTCCGTCCACCAGTCCCTCGAGGGTTTGAGTTTCAAGGCCTAGTCCCATAAGGTTAGTAATAGCATTAGTAGCCATTTGATCGTCGCCCACGTAAGTATAAAATTCTTTATACTTCTCATTAGCAAACTCCATGGCGTAACCGAATGATGTAGCCGAACCCTCAAGTTTAGCTTGCATTTGTCTATACTCTTCTGTTGCCTCGACTAGATCAAACAGTGAGCCGATCAGATCACCTATAGCACTTATTGCGCTTTGGATAACACTTGAAGTTAAATCAGCTAAAGCACCGCCCATAATGGTAAAGCCGTCTTTAGTATCATCGGCGCTCTGTCCGGTGTCGTCTAAAGCACTGGCTAAGTCTTTAGCCTCTTTTTGTGCGTCGTTTAATTTATCCTTGTTTTGTTGCAAGTCTCCGTTTAATTCGGAAATTTTAGACGCCAGCTCTTTAGCCTCTTCGGACCCTTTACCCTGAGATAAGACTACTTTGGTGTATTCATCGGTTAGATCTTGTAACTCTGATTCTTGTTTAGCAATGGTAGAGGTTAATTCATCAAAATATTTATCCGTCTCACTGGTTTCACTATTCAGCCTCGCCAGTTCGCTAGTGCAGTCGTTTAACTGATTCGTGAAATTACTTAACTTGCTTTCTACCTCTATAATTTCACGCTGAAACGCTCGATACTGATCGGCTCCGATTTCGTTTTTGTCAAACTGCTCTTGTACCTGATCTTGAGCCTCTTTCAAGATTCTCAGTTGTTCTGACGTAGCCTCGACGCGTTCAGTTAAAAGAGTTTGTTTCTGCGTTAGCAGTTCCACGTTATCCGGATTGAATTTTAATGACTTGTTTACCTTACTCAGCTCGTCACCTAAAGCCTTTGATTTCTTTTTCGAGCTTTCGAGCGCTTTATCAAGTTGTGTTGTAGTACCTCCGATCTCGATTGTAATACCCTTGACCGTAGTTTTAGCCATGTTGTCCCTCCTCTCCGAATTGTTTTCGTAGAGATTTACGATCCGGCTCCGTTTGTTCTAAATAATACGCATTGTCGAGATACTCTCGACCCTTTTCCGTTTTATTCATTTGATAGATAAAAGCGTCACGCTTGTAACGCAAAAAATCTATGTAGTTTAGATTATCGATCTCTAATATATTTAGTCCCGTATACTGAGCTACTAAATGCTCCCAATACGAGCTTATTTCGTATTTATGTCCCTCACTATCTTCTAAGGGATAGTAAGGGAGTGTTAGTTTTTTTGACTCGTGATACCCTTAATAAAAGCCGTATACGACTCGATAAAGATCATAATGTCCTCAAAGTCCAAAATCTCCTCCAACTGTTCCTTGGTTACTTTGATTCGTCCTTTATTTTGACTCATGATTTCAGCGCAAAGCGAATATAATTCGCTCATGTTATCCTCTTGATTCTCACTATCTCTCGTAATATTTCTCAAATTAATAAACTTATCCATGACTTTTTTAGTAGGCATACTAATTAATAGTTTAGTTTGAGCCTCATCATTTAAAATCACCGGCATAACTTGCTTTTTTAATGTATTGAAATTTAATGTACTTCCCATTTTAACAACCTCCTATAATTAAAAACCGAGGACTATTTGTCCCCGGTTGATCTAGCTTTCGCAAGCGTATTAATACTCGCGTCTTCCTCAATATATTTAATTAGCGTCCCCTCATTGTCTTGAGCTAGACACTTAAATTCTGCGTCAATTACCGTTTCTTTATCTTTAGCAAATGCTAAACTAAAACCGGCCTGATTTTGCCCTACGATAATAACCCAAATATCGCCGTCGATAGCGTCCTCGTGATGAAATACAATTACATATTTTTCACGTTTCATATTACCGATACCACCGATTTTTACAGTCCTAGTATGTTTTGAGCTATCTTCTGTTACTCGTGCGGTATCGCTCAATTTATTTAGCGTATTACCGTTCCAAGTCATGATACCCGATTTTAACATCGCCTCTTCTTCGGTGATAATGGTTTCTTGAACATATCCAAGATCGTCCTTAGCCTCGTAAAATGTTGGTTTATATTCCAGTGTGGCTCCACCTTGGATATAGCCCAATAGATTTTCGTCTACTGTAAGGGTATTAACTTCCGGTAATTCTCCGTCGAATAATTTCGCGTAAAGTTTACCGGATCCCAATGTAATTTTTTTAACTGCACTTTCAGCCATAATTTAAAATCCTCCTTTTTCTATAAATTCAAATTCATAAATAACCTGGTATAACTGTTCCTCCTGGATCCAGTAACGCTCTTGCTTTTCATATTCGAGACCGTATAGATCAAACTGATTCTCTATATTTTTTTCAGCCTCCGGATCAGGAGTACTCATATATAATTCGATTGTTATATCATGTTCTCTAATGAGATTAATACCGTCCCCGCCTCTAGTGTAATGACTGTCGTTATAGACCGCATACGTACACTGCGGAGGTTTTAAAAAACGGGTTTCCTTGTATGTCTTGTTTAAGACAAACCCGGCACCCGTTAAAATTTTATCAACCATTTTCAATTACCTCCTTGACTTCTTTCAGATACGCCTCAATGATTGGATCACTAGCCTTTTTAATGAAGTGCGTACCTTTTACACGCCCGCCGTTTTTAGTCTGATGTCCGTTCTCGAGCAAGTGGGATAAACGATAATCATCACCTCTGACATACCAAAGATACGAAATTTGACGGGTAGTCTCGCCTAGTTTCTTTGACGCGATATTGCTTTTATAATGCTTTTTACGAGTACCAACCGGTGCCGTATCTTTAGTTTTTTTAACTAACTGCCTCATTTTCTGTTTAGCCGTTTTCTTTACTCCCTCGATTACATGATCTGAGTATATTGTTAATTCCTCGTCGATCGCCTCTGTGATCTGATCGATTTCAATTTTCATTAACACGATACTCCCAGCAGTTTAATAGTCTGGTGTTTTTCCATGAAGTCGTCATAATCGGTAATATTGTAAATGTTACCTCTATAAATCAGCCTATAAAGCTGAGTATTCAAGGCGATAGGCTCCAGGTCCTTAAAATAGCGGACTTCAAAAACTCGATTAGCTTTAGACCTGGACGCCCCGGCATTTAGATACTCGGACCCATTCGATTTATTAACTCTAGCGTGTAGCGGTTTATCGAATAAATCAGTCCACTGCTCCGTAGCCTCGTCGATTTTCTGTATAATTATCGGTTTATCATACATCGTTATCGTCCCCTCTCGATTCCAGTCTCAACTGTAAAGAGAAGTCGTCAACCAATCTGCGGACGTTCCCGGATACTTTTTCAGTTATTCCGCGATTGTCGTATAAATCAGAAATAACAATCAAAGCTAGTTCTTTGGCCCGTGGATCATCAAGCGGATAATTTTTACCGATTGACCCCTTTAAGTAGGAATCAGCTACTTTAATCGATCGTTCTATATTTCGCTTTATCATGTCGTCGGCATAATCGTAACCTAAATAGTCTAGTACGTCCTGAACTGTCGGCATATATCCACCTCCTAAGCGCTCTTAATCTTTTCGATTAACTGAGCGTTTGTTGTTTTGGTATTCACGCCCTCGATACCTTTTTTATTAGCAATATTTAAAAGCTCTTTTTTAGTTAAGTTTTCAAGCTCCAAATCATCGCTAGATTGATCGAGGGACGTTACTCCCCCGCTGAATCTAGCGTACAGTAGAATACTGCTTTATCATCACGTTTAGTTACGTCTTCACGTTCTAGCGCTCTATAGATTGTTAGATCTTCTTCGAAAGCGTTAAGGTTACCCGCTGAGGCAATATTACTAGCGATGATAGACATTTGCTCTCTATCCCAGTAAATTACGCCCTCGTTTAAATCACCAATGATAAATGGAATTTTTGTTGTATCGTTTGGTAAATCAGAATTAGGAATAACTTTAACCGGTACAGTTGTAGCACCCGCGCAAAGTCTCATTTCCATAGGGTTAGCTGGATTTGGTTGTAATAGATATTTACCGTCTGCGTCTTTCAATGTATCCAGATATTGTAGACCGTTATCATTTGTTACAATAACACTAGTAGGCTTGAACGCTTGACCCAAATCAATGTTTAAAATTCCTTTGATAGAATCAATAGGGTTAGTTTTATCGATTACTTTTGTACCAAAAGTTTTGATAATATCGATAATCAATTTATTAGCAGTGACACGAGATTCGTCCCCGATCCATTCAATCAATGTATTAGCGATGTTTGCGTCACTGTCGCTCAACAATTCATTAGTAACCGGGAAATATCCTCCGTATTTATCGATCTCGTAGCTGATTCTCTCAAATCGCGGAGTAGTTCCTCCAGGTACTTTTGATCCTTCACCGACTTTAGTAAATCCAGTTTGTTGTGATCTTTTCTTGAAAGTACGTGACCCTTTGTTTGTTGTTACTTTTTCAACACGAACCAATGACAATAGAGAGAATTTAGATTCTCTATACGTATTAATTTTAGTTTGAATATCTTCAGGTACAGTATATCCGCCGTCTGCCTGAGTTCCCTCATTCATAGATTTACCTCTAAATCCTTTACGGGCCATATCTGCGAACTCTTTAGTCGAATCTTTTTCTTTTGCCTTTTTTTCTTTTTCTTCGATTTGCTCGTCTGTTGGAGCGTTTTTCTCTTTTTCTTGTTCAAATAGGCGTTTTTCTACGTCAAACTCTTTTTGTAGATTATCCACTTCGTCCAATAATTCACTAGCTTTATTAACGTCTTTATTTTCACCCTCAGCCATAAACGCTTTAGCTTGGGCCGTTTTTTCTTCAATCTTAGTTAGAATTTCTCGCATTTTTTTATTCATGTTTAGTTTTCCTCCTCGGTTTCTTTAGATTTTTGAGTAAAAATAAAGGACTCTAGCGACTTAACCCGTAGGTTAACCTCTAAGTCCTTTGTTTCTTCTTTTGTTTCCGGTTTTTCTTCCGGTGTTTCAACCTCTTTTGCTGGTGTAGCCCCATAGTGTTTTACTGTACCGGCTCTAGGTTGAGCTGGAACTGCTACGAGAGACAACTCGTAAGCCTCTTTAACCCCGTCGATAGTCATTAGACAAGTGGTTTTTCCTCCCTCTTTGTCATATTCTCGACCGGGCCAGTGAGGACAGTACGTTTTAGTGTTGTCCGTACCGCAAATACTGCAAATCATTTTTTTAGCTCGTACTCCGGTAGAAACTTCTTTTTTAATACCCGCTTTAATTTCTGCGATAAGATCCTCATTACCCTTAGTTCTAACCATGTAGCATTTAGCTATTAAGCTGGTAAATGGTTCACCAGCTTTAGTCAATTTAGCCTCTGTAATGATTTCAGTATCGTAGATCCTAGCGACCTGGTTATCAGCACTGCGACGATGATCCTTAATAACCGGTTTACCAATATAAGATTTTTTCATATCTTTTAATGACTGCAAGTTAAAAGGCTCATAGTTGCGATCGTCCGTCTCGTTATCTCCCATATTGACTTTAAAGGCGAATACTTCGTCCGCAGCCAACGGTGATAATGTAAATTTATTGATCTTTCTCAAATCCTCGTTTGTTACGTCCAGGATCTGCACCTCTGCCGATTTTAAAATCACTCCGTCGTCGAGTTCTTTGTTTCTGTCTTGATCTCGTTCTTGATCCATGTTTTAATCACCTCCCATAATTTCTTGGATTCGTCCGAACCGTTGAGATTCGTATATTGAGACCCGGCTAACTGAACCGGGATACTCGCTCCATTACCTAATAGCTTGTCTCCACCCTCAACGTGACCTAGGTCTAGTTTCGCTCTAGCCTCGTCGGGTGTCATTAAAAAGCTATTGACCGCGGTTGATAAGGTATTAACCTTAGTCGCAAAATCAGCTCTCAAAATAACATCGATGTTAAATTTAAAATGATACCCGCTTTGAATATCATCGCTTGATAGCAATTTATAAGTTAACTCCTCCTCGTACTGCTTTACGATATATAGCAACGTATCAACGTAAAAGCTAAGTTGTTGAGCCTCTGCACTTGCGTATGACGATTTAGTATAATCTCCGATCTGATAAGGTCTAATACCAAAAGCAGACGCAATCTGTAAGCTCGTATACTGTCTAACCTCGATGAACTGGTTATCCGCTAATTTAACGTTTAAAGGTGTTAAATTCGCTCCCAGAGGTACCGGAATAATATTCTCAATCCCTTTACCTTTCAACTTACCTTTAGCGTAGTCCTCAATTCCTTTTACAAAGGTTTTCACGTTATCATCACTTAACGAGCCGGTATACTGTAATACTGCTTTAGCAGTAAAGCCACTATCGTACATTTGATTAATTAATTTTTGAGATTTGGATCCACCGCTAACAGTCATTTTCAACTGGTTTTGTACTGATACACCCTCGATACCGTCAATCATATTTGAAGTTTTAAAGTGTAAGATCTCCTCGGATCCGAATTTATACCGTTTACCGCCATGACTGTAGATATAATAAATATCCGGAATATCACCTAATATCTTCATATCGTCGTACCAAATCTCAATTTCATTGGACGGTAAGATCCATAAACTCAAATCCTGGCCGGCTCCGTCAATTAAGACGTACGCATTACCGAAATGATTGCGATTAAATTCGACCGTACTCCAAAACGTACTACTTGTCATGTATTTATTGGGCCGATCATGTACTATACGGTAAAGTGGGTGATACCTAGCGTTGGTTACGCCCGCTTTATCATCGTATTTCAATAGTTTTAGAGGTAATTTACCAATAGACTCGCATAATACTTTCATACACGCGAAATATGTCGCCTCCGATAACGCCTCTTCCGGAACGTCCCTTATACCTAACGAGGTGAAAAAATCTTCATCACTCATAGCCGATTTATTTCTAACAATATTGAAAGCATATCTAATTCTTTTACTTAGTTTCATTCGTTCACCTCCTCGAGCGTTTTCCAGCCCATAGCCTCTAAGTATCTATCCATTTCCGACGGAATATCCACTACCTCTTTTGTTTTGCATTTCAGCATAACCGCGTGAGCGTCAATACAAGCGTCGACGGGATCAATACGTTTAAATCTCTGTCCGGGTTTTTTATCAACCTTAATCTCATCAAACGAGTTACGGACAACTGACGCATTGATAAAGGACCAGGTTAATAGTTCATTGTTCATGTTGTACTCAAGATTTTCAGATTTGCATAGTAATTGAATGTCTACCGTAGCGTCATTCAAACTCTTACAAGACTGAATAATAATAACGACCGGACACCCGAACGATTCCAGATCTGATAAAATACCGTCGGCATTATGCGGATCGATTCCTATCCCAAGGAACTTGAGATTATATTTCTCTTTTAAATCTCGTAAATGCTTGATAATAAACTTAAAATCATTTTTAAAGTCTCCCGATCCGCCCGTAACCGTGATTAGTTCCATTTGTTCCCATAGATCATAAGGAGCTAAGTCCGTTTCGATATGCTCCTCTAATCGACCTCTCGGCATAAATGAATGTGAATATAAATAATACTTGTCGTTTCCCTCGGGAAATTCTAAAGCAAGGGTTGTTAAATCTCCACCGCTCGATAAGTCAAGACCTACCCAGCACTCACGCCCCTTAAAGTCCTCAAGGGTACGTTTGGACCCGCATTTTTGCCATTTTTCCGAATTGATAAACTGATCGTCTGTATTTTGTACCCACATATTTAAACACTTAGTAAGGAAATCGCGAAGATCAGATCCACCCATATCCTTAGCCGTTTGAGCGTCGGTTTTTAATACTTCCAATTTTTCAGGATCCAGGCATAAAAACGGATTGGCCTTCACCCAGTTTCTCGAATCCCAAATATCATCGGTGGGATCCAAGCAGTAAATATCTACAAAAAAATCCTCAGCGGTTGCTAAACCCTTGAGGATCTTAATACAGTAGTCGTCCATTTCCTTACAAAACGAATTTAATTTATCGCCTCGAGTCGTAATCATTGAGATTAACGCCTCGGGTAAGGATCTTTGACCGTTGTATAATGCTTTATAGATTTTATTGTCTTTGTGTTGATGTACCTCGTCGGCCGAAACGTAAATAGATCTAAATCCGTCGTCTAGACCCGCCTCTTTCGATAGAGCCTCCATAGTGCAGTTGGTATCTATAGCCTCAATTACAGATTTATAATCTTTTACACGGAAATACTCGCCGAGATCCGGATCAATGTTTATGAACTTAGCCATTTCCTCCCAGGCTAGACGAGCTTGTCTTTTCTTGGTTGCCACCGTGAAAAGTTTACCGTACTGATAGCCTCCAAAACCGCCTATATACGTTCCCATGATTCCGTTTTCGAATGTCTTCCCATTCTGTCTCGCCATTGATTTATAACGGCGTCTAAATCTCCGTTTATTGTTTGATACTTTAAACCACCCGAACGTACACCCTAAATCGAAAGCCTGGGAATCTATCAGCTTGACTGGACGAGGTGAATCACCCTCAGCAATAGTAAGAGTTTCCGCATAATCTATAACCTCACGAGCTTTTACCGGATCATAGTAGTATGGGAACTCGTCCGTGCTTTGTTTTTTTAAATCCTCCAAATGCCTCTTACAAGCTAATATATGCAGTTCTCCGGCTATCACTTTACCCGAAACTACTCTTGTCGCATATTCAGTTACACGATCCCAAATAGGAGCATACCCGTTAACCACTGCTATCCGAACCCTTTTCGAATTTCTTAAACTTGTTAGTCTTTTTTACTTCCTCTTTAGCAACTGGAACCACTAACTTACATCGACTCGAGATCGTTAAACCTAAATCAATAGCACTAGATCGACACTGCTTATACGCTCGATCCTGGTTTTTCATGTACTTATCTAAAAGGATCGGATCCGTATAGACGTCCCTTTTTGCTATCTGTTTAGATAATTTAATATATAAATCGAGGGAAACAACATATCTCGCTAATGCGTCTATGTCCGTCTCCCCCATTATCTTTAATTTTTGTAACTGCTCGGAATATTTTTCAAAATCATTTTTTTGTTTTTTAGTAAGATAATCAGGAGCGATAATATTATCGGTAATAGGTTTAACTTCACTATCTCGCCTAGCCTGGATCTCTTCTTTTGTTAGATTCTTTTTTCCTTTAGCTATAACCAGCTCAATAGGTTGCCTCTGTCCCGCCATACTATCACCCCTTTCTTTTAGACATAATAATTTGGATTGTAGCCAAATTTTAAAACGTGGTATCCCCCACGGCTGCGGACAGTTTAAATAACCTATCCAGGTTAAGATTTGTCCTTTTAATCGTCATAGCTTGACAACAAAAAAAGCACCCATATTAAATGAGCGCCTTATTATTTAATCAATTCTTCATGTCCTAATTCGATTAAAATTCGCTTAACTTCCGCTTTCAACGCTTGAGGTACTTTGTCATAAGTTAATTTATCATCTAAAATACGATATACTAAAAAGTTAGCCATTTTACTCACCACCTATCATCATTAAAATTAAATCTTGAACCGCTTGTGCGGTTACTTCTTGTTCTCGTTTTAATATTTCTAATTCACTTGGTTTATTCAATTCTTCAAGCTCTTCAGAAGTATAAGGAATATAAACATAAATATCTTCATACTCGTCATACTCTTCTTGAGAGGCTTGATAAGGAACGTCAATTATTTTTTCAACGTCTTTACCACCGTTTGGATATTCTACAATAGTTTCGTAGTGCCATTGCTCCTTAATTTCTTCTACAGATTCATGATGCTTAATAAATAATCTATCTAGTTTTAAATGTCCTTTGTTTAAATCATATTCTTTCAATTCTTGTGTCTTATCTTTATTAAAAACTCTCATGGTTATACTCCCTTATGAAACACGTTTCCAATAGTAACAAGTAATGTACGGTTGTACGGTTGTAGCAGGATTACCGTCACTTTTAACAACCCTAGTAGTATTGCTTGCTCCTTGTGGTTTAGCCCCTGCACTAGCATCAATCACCATATCGTAAGAACCATATCCAGGTACAACTGACTCACTATCATAACCTATCGTATTAACATTTCCCGCGACTGCACCGATTAATGCCCTCAATTCATATGTTTTACTTCCGCCCGTTTTTTCAACGGTATTAAAATCACTATCACTTCCAACACCTATTGGTACACGGTCTTTTGCCCACTGTGTCCATGTTCCACCAAATAAAGACGCGGGCGAAGTTGAACTCACACTCATATAAATAGCGCCAACGGGATATGCGGTTAGTTTATTCGTATTTACTTGACTTTCTAAACTAGTAACCCTTGTTTCAATTTTAGTCGCTCTATTATCTACTAATTTCTTTACGTGCGACCAAAGGCGACTTAATCCCGTTTCTTCTAAGAATTTGTTATTCGCCATTAATTACACCACCTTAAACGCAAATTGCATCAATTTCTGATGTAGTCAATGCCACCATGTCGGTTTTTTTCATGTATCCCGATAAGTCAATTTGTTTTGTTCCTAATTGTTCCCATTTCGAATTAACCCAAATGAATTCATCATAAATATTTCGATCACTTCCGCCATTTGCTTTCAAATAAATAGTGTCGCTTTTCCCCGTTTGAGGTAAATCATCAACAACTGAATATTTGAATCCGCTAGCGATACCCTCTATCGCTTTAGCAATAGCACTTGACACTTGAGAAGCCGTTTGAAAACCACTGTCATTAGTTACTTGTGACACCTTTGTCGGAACTGTTACATTAACCCCTTTTGTCGTTACGGATAACGCACTACCGTTAACAGATACCTTTTCAATAACGTTGACTTGCGCTCCCGTTGCAATACCACTTAATTTTTGTTTTTCTGCAGTTGTATAATCGTTTGTTGATAAAACCTTGTTACCGTCTTTCAATACAAATTTTTCTTTAATTTTCCCCCATAAGGTTGCTACACCCGTTTGGTCTAAATACTTTGCCATATTCTCACTCTCCTATACTAATATTTTATTAAGTTCATCATGTGTAATAGATTCCGCGTTATAATCATCATAAATTGGATCATATTCCCCGTCACATATACGGTCAACATCTTCAACGGTCATGAAATTCGCCGAAATATCTTTCAACTCTTCACAATACTCTTGAAAAACCCGCTCAATGTGCGTTTTGAATTCTTCTTGACCTTGTGCCATTTCTTCGGCTAATTTTCGTATGTTTCCCAATTCGCTTAATATTTGTTGCCAAATGTCAGGACTTGGTTCGGGCGCGGTTCCCGTTGTAATAATACCGGCACCAATACAATAAGAAACTATTTCACTAGTATATAACTCGTCGCCTTTAACACCAAAGACACCGAAATAAAATCGTCCCTCTGTTGTCATAACTTCACGAGGAATATTACACTCATTATCGGTTAGGATCTGAGCGTAAGGTTTTTCAATGTCACGATAAAATACGGCCGTTTTAGTGTAGCCCGTCCAGTGTTCATCAAATTCAAAAACCACCTGGTCCGTATTAATATCACCCGAATAAATCTTAGGGGAATCGATAAGAGAAATATTCTGATCGACAACTTTTAGTTTTATTTTACTCATAACTTTTACTCTCCTTTCCTTTTTTATTTCTCGTGGGGATATTTTTCTACAACGAGAGGCCCTGAGTACGTTATCCCAGAAAAGATCTGTAGAATTTTACCCACCCCTGCCCTTTAAAATCGCATAACGTTTCATATTCGGCGTTTTATTGGCGCATTACGCGACTTTTGAACAAAATAGGATAATTTATACCTAATATATAAAAAACGTCTCTATCGGCTTAAAATTGAGCCTTTAGGACGTTCTTTCTTTTTAAATCTATTGTGTCTATGATTGTGGCAGCCCAAACATAGCGATCTTGTATTGTCATAGCTGAGCCTCAGCTCCCAGCCCTCGGGAGTCTGTATCGGTTTGATATGATCCACCTCGCTAGCAATGGCTCCACAAAACACACACCTATAACCGTCGTCCGCTAATCTCTTTCGAGACAGTACCCTCCACTCTTTACTGTTATAGAATCTCAGATACTTGGGATCACGTTTCTTGTTGTATCTTCTATTACTCTCGCGCTTATTCTCTAAGCGCCTGGCCTCACGTTCCACCTCTACTATAGGCTTACACGTATTACAATATACATTACCGTAAGGAATTAAATTACCGCACCTCTTACATACTTTAAGCAACATAATAATCAACCCCTTTACATGACGAAAGGGAATCCCGAAAGATTCCCTTAGCCTAAATATTCAAACGGAGGTAATAATAGTAGGTGTACCTCATTACTTTGGTACAATACCATATTACCATTAAAAGCCGTTTAATGTAACGACATTATTATGTCATACTTATGTCATTGACAATATTATCTATTGCCTCACGATATAACCTCTCACAATGACGTCTAGTATATCCCATTTCATAAGCGATACTATCGAAGTCCAAACATTCAATACAGAACAGTTCTAACACGGTAACATATCTAGGATCGTCCAGCGTATCAATCATGCGGGTTATTTCTGTTTTACGTACTCGGCCGGCTTTCTCAAGACTTTCAATACGACGCTCTAAATCCACCTTATCGGATAATAGCTCATTGATAGATAAAGGCTGACCGCCTTTTGGCTGATCTGTAAACTGAGTCGTCCTGATTTTGTAAATCTGTTCGTCCAGGTTTTGAAGTTTCAAAACAAGCCGATTAACTAAAGCTCTATTTTTACGATACCTCTTCAAATATCGTTTTTTTAAAATATCTTCGTAATTCAA